TAATGAAGGCACTAAAAAAACAATAGGTAATTTAGCATCAGCTACCACGCATACTAGAGTAACATTAGCTAGTACAATAAGCGACGAGATAGTTAATGATTTTGCGCTTAAACCTTATACTGTTTTTATAGAAAGAACTGTATTGACAGAAGATTACGTTTATTCATACCCAATTAATAGTTTTGTGGGTTCAGCGGCTTACGATAATACTACATTATCTTTGTTTTTTGAAAGAACCTCTGGAATGATAGATGAAGTTAGATTAACAATTAATGAGGGAGAACATTTACCTGTATTAACATTTTTAAACAAAGAATTTAGAAAAACAAATAACACTGATATAATTTTAGGCTCTCAAGGTAGGAATACTAGAGAAATACCTTATGTAATTGCTGTTGATAAAGTGTTAACATCTATTTCAACAAATAGAAATTAACATGTCATTAAATTTTCATATCTTTGAGTAATGTTTTTAGAAAAAACTAAATACGGGTCTATATACAAGACGCTTAAGGGTGAATTGTATCATAACACGTTTTTTAAAGAGTTTACATCTATTATTAAAAAAGAAGATGATATAACTATGAATCTTATAGATAAAGGCTACAAAATAGTAGATAAATCTATACTTTATGTGGGAGGAGGCGTATACGAAGGTTATGAAACCTATTTAAATTACGATACAGGAGAATATGTTAATGAATCATACACATATGTAGAACATGGTGTATGGAAACTAAAATTTAAAATAAAAAAATAATGTCTATACTTACAATAACCCATACTGAAAAAGTTCGTGTCCAAGGAAAAAGTTACGGAAACGTAAAGACGCTACAAATACCAAACATTACTGATGTTCACGAAAGAGTGTTTTCTTTCAAACAAGGAACTGTAACAACTTTATACACTACACATGCAGACACTGTAAGTGGAGGTGTGTTTGATGACGGAGCTGTTAAATACGTTAGAATAACAAGTTTAGGTGCTGAACCTATGATTGTAGAAGTAAATAGCGAAGGCGACCTTTGTAAACTTTACGAATTATCACAAGGAGAATCTTACTACATATACTCTCATACATTATCAACATTTGCTGAAGGAGATGGTATAGATGCTGCAGATTATACTGCTTTAAAAGACATAGATTCTGTTAAAGCATATTGCGTGAGAGGAACAGGAAAAGTTGAATTGTTTATAGCAAGTACTGACGCAAAATAAAATAATATATGGCTACATTAACAACTACAATTACAGAGACTCTTTCTTTAAATGGTCAAAAATATAATTCTACACAAACTAAATCTATTGCTAGTATCACTCAATGCTTAAAAACCGTTGTAACATGTAATAATACAGAATCTGTATTATTAACTTTTGCAAATGATGCGACTGGTATAGGGACTTTTGATAGACACAGTGTTTCTTATTTAAGAATATCTAATTTAGACGCAACAGATTATATAACTTTAGCTTTTAAGGATGGGACTGCTTCTGTTTATGCAGTAAGAGTAGATGCTGGCTCTAGTTTTGTTGTACCTATATCAAATACTAGTAATGAAACGCCATTAATGTTTGCTACAGATGACGACGTAACTGTTGATGCAATGGTTGAAATAGATACTATAACTGCTGACGCTTCTTCTGGAACAATTGACGTAGAAGTGTTTTTAGCATTAAACGCTACAACATCATAGTATGTATTTACTAAACATTGACAAGCGGGGGGAAATTATAGAAACAGACGATGGTTTGTATGCTATAGAAGAGTTTAGAGATGTAGTAGAAGAGTTTGGGTTAAAAGGAATACTTTGGGTGGCTTTGGTTTGTGATTATGATTCTCCTTATAGACACTTTGTAGAAAGAGAACAAGTAAAGTCAGTAAGTAAAGCTGTATTTGATACCTATAACTGGAAAGGTATTAGAAATGAAAAAATTGCTAACGCAATTAAAAAGTATAAAGAATTACAGTTTGACCCATTAGATGCTCAATTAATAGCTTTTAATGAAAAGATAGATGAGTATACTCAGCTAATGAAGAACGTGAAGATTAATGAAGATAATGCTGAAAGCATGCAGAAAATAATGATAGGTGTAGAAAAGGTATTAAACACTAGACAAAAATTATTAGACGCAATAGAAAGAAGGGGGGAAAGAAAGAAAATAAAAGGGGAAGCAAAAATGAGTTACTTAGAAGAGCAAATGAATATAAAATCTAAGATATGAAAAAGATAAATATTAATGGTACTAAGTACGTAAGAGACGGAGATAATTTTAGTGAAGAAGATAAATTAAAAGCTCACAATAAAAGAATGGAAACATTTTTTAAAGTAGGTGGTAAGTTAAGCGAAGCAAGGTTACCAGAAGAGAAAAAAGCAATAGAGGGACAAAAAGATTAAATATGTCTAAGAACATAAAGAAATATGCTCCTATAGTCTACGAGGGTATACCCGATTTAGACCCAGAGTCAGTTTCTTATCTAGAGTATTGGGAAGAACAAATACATAGGTGTAAGAACGGCTATAAGCCAAAGGGAATGGATAGGATAACAGGAAAGCATTATTATTACTTAAATTTTTATAGAATTTTAGGTAATAGTGGAGAAGAGTCTGGAAACAGAAAAACTTTAATTGCTCCATGGTATAGAGATTTAGATAAACTATATTTTGATACTTTTGAGCAATGTAAAGATGAGCAAAAGGGAATGATTGTAATAAAAGCCAGAGATAAAGGCTTTAGTTATATGAATTCAGCATTATGTGCTCATGAGTATACATTCTACCCTTATAACGAGGTTGGAATAGCTGCAGGACTACAAGTTACTGCAGATTCGTTCTTTGACAAAGTGAAAAAAGGTTTAAATGCACAGCATAATAACTTTAAACATTCAGTATTAAAAGATACTTCGGATGTAGTTAAAAGTGGATATAAACAAAAATCAAAAGATGGTAAATGGAACATAGGAGGTTACCAATCTGCTATACACTGTAGAACAATGTCTAATCCAGAAGTGTTTAAAGGTGAACGTTTAAGTGTAATGATATTTGAAGAGGCTGGTGAGTTTAAAGAGTTGTTAAATGCTTATATGTCATCAAAAGCTTGTTTTATGGACGGTAACATACAATTTGGTGTTCCAGTAATTGGAGGAACGGGTGGAGATATAGAAACGTCATCTAAAGATTTTATGGAAATGTATTATAATGCAGATTCTTTTAATTTAATTCCTTTATTTATTCCCGCTTCTGTATGTTATTATGGTTTCTTTGATTTAAAAAATGGAGAAAGTGATGAGGTTGGAGCAAGAAAAGAATTGTTAAAAGAAAGAGAGAAACTAGAAGGTAGAGATAATAGTAAAGCTTATAACTTACATATACAAAACTATCCATTAACTGTAGAAGAGGCTTTCTTAAAAACTAAAGGAAGTAGATTTGATTTATCACTTATAAATGCACAAAGGGGTAGAATAATGAGCCACACTAAATTTCAGAACCAAATACAACGAGGTAGATTGGAGTGGGTGTTTGATGATGAAGATGGGTTCACTGATAACGTAGAATGGATAGCAGATAATAGTGGTCCATATAAAATATTAGAACATCCAATGTTAGAATATGATAATTTAGACATTGGTGGTATTGACTCTTATGACCAAGATACTGCAGAATCTACGGCTTCTATGGGTAGTGCTTTAATATACAGAAGGTTTGTTTCTACAGAAATACCTAGTGATTATATTATTGCTGAATATACAGAAAGACCTAAAACGGCAGAAGAATTCTGGGATGGATGTTTAAAATTAGCTGTATATTACAATGCTAAAATGCTAATAGAGTATACAAGAATTGGGATTATAGATTATTTTAAGAGAAATAAAGCTCTTAAATATATGAAAGAAAAACCCAAAACTGCACACGCGCCTGGTACCTTAACTAGAAATAGATATGGTTTACAAATGAATAAACAAACCAAGGCCGTTATGGAGCAGTACATGGACGATTATATTAAAACTAATGTTGATGATATATGGTTCATAGACTTATTAAATGAGTTGTCTGATTATGGAACAAGAAACACAGATAGAGCTATAGCTTTTGGATTGTGTTTAATTCACAATATTGATGTGTTTCAATTACAGGCAAGAGAAAAAGAAGCAAAGGGTGAAACTTTGGGATTTGTTTACTACAAAAAAGAAGGTGGTAGACTGATTCCATTTAAAAATTAAGATATGCCGCATGTAAATTTTCCTAGGCAACTGCTTAGTGACAAAAAGAAAAATAAAGATTGGTGTGAACAAAACTTGGACGCTATGGCTCCATATATAGCTCAACACCATAACAGTTTATATATAAACGATAGATATAAAGATATAAGAAACTATCAAGCTTATCATGGTCATTTTGACCCAAAAGATTATGAATATATAACTGACCAGTACGGCACGCCCTTTCCTGCTAGAATGACTAACTTTAATATAATAGCTCCCAAAATAGATTTATTAACAAGTGAAGAATTAAGAAGACCATTAGAAACTAAAGTTAGCTCTATTAATAAATCTGCTGTTAATAGAAAACAAGATGCTAAAGTATCTATGGTAATGGAAAAAATGTTGGGAGACATTAAAAAGGAAATAAATGATGTTATGGGAATGGATATAAATCAAGATAATTCTGATTTAGAAATGCCTGATGACATAGAAACTTTTATGAGATATACATATAAAGAAGCTGTAGAAGAATCTGTAGAAGATGGTTTAGCTTATTTAATGGAAAGGCATAGATGGAAAGATTTATTTAAAAGTGGTTTTAGAGATTTATTGGTTACAGGTAAAGTATTTTATAAAACAGAAATACTAAATGGAGACCCACATGTAAGAAGAGTGGACCCTAGAAATATAGCATTTGATACAGCTATAGATTCTGATTATTTAGATAACTCACAATGGGTGGTAGAACAAAGATGGTTGAGTGTAAATGAAATACTAGATGAGTATGGAGATGATTTAAGTAAAAAAGAAGTAATGGAACTTGAGAATATGAGACACATATCATCAGGAACTGAACTAGGTAGTTATAATACAAATATAGAGTGGGTACAATATGATACCTCTACTGGTGTAAGAATTAGACTTATACATGGGGAATGGAAGTCTATAAGAGCTGTTAAATATAAAGTATCTCCTAATAAATATGACCCTGATGCTCCTTTTAGAAAAATGGTAGCAGATGATTATAAAGCAAAAAAAGACGAAGAGCTTATTACTAAGTATGTAGATGACATTTGGGAAGGAACTAAAATAGGTGGTAGAATTGTAACTAGATGCAGAAGAAGACCAAATCAGGTAAGGTCTGTAGATGACATTGGGCCTACTACTTTATCTTATGTAGGTTGTGTTCATAATATGTCTACAGGTAGAGTTAATAGTTTGGTAGATGTTTTAAAGCATATACAAACTTTGTATAATGTAGTAATGTATCATATAGAGTTAACATTATCTAGAGCAGGTGGTAAAGCTGTAGTTTATGATGTATCTCAAATGCCATCTAATATAGGTATGGATATGCAAACTGTTTTATACCATATTAAAAATGATGGTATTATACCTATTAATTCTAGAGATGAAGGAACTGATACTGCACGATTTAATCAATTTGGTCAAGTTGACTTTACTTTATCTAGTTCTGTACAACAACTTATAAATCTTAAATTAATGTTAGAGCAAACAGCTGGTCAAGTTTGTGGTATTACACCGCAAAGAGAAGGAGCTGTTTCTCAATATGAAGCTGTTGGTAATGTACAGAGAACTGTAATGCAATCTAACTTAGTTACAGAAAGTTGGTTTTTTCAACATAGTGAAGTAAAGAAAAGGGTTATAGAAAAAGTGTGTAATTTAATGAAGCTATCTTGGGTGGGAGGAAAAAGAGCAGGATATATATTAGGAGATGGTGGTTACAAACTATTAGAAATAAATCCTGATATTGCATTAAATGATTATGGAATATTTGTAAATGAAGGAGCTAAAGATGATGCAGTTAAACAAGCAATAACTCAATTATCTCAAGCTGCGTTACAAGGTGGTAATATAGGTTTACTTGATGTTATTAAAATACTTAAATCAGATAGCCTTTCTGAAGCAGAACATGTATTAGAGAATGGGTTAAAAGAAATGCAACAACAAGCTCAACAGGCTCAACAAGCTCAACAACAAGCTATGCAAATGCAGGCCGAACAAGCAGAAGTTGCTAGACAGCACGAAACTAGTATGAAACAAATGGACGCTCAATCTAGACTTGAAGTAACCAAAGAAAGTAATAAAGGTAAAATTGAAGTAGCTCAAATACAAGCTGATTTAGATGCTGATGTTGCTAGTGATAAATTAAAAACTGCTATACAAAAAGAAGCTGTTCAATCTGAGTATAGAGAGAAGTTAGAGAAAATGAAAATGGACCATGATGAAAAGAAATCAGATAAAGATAGAGAAGAGAAGAAAAGAGAAGTTGACGCTAAGCGTAAGTTAGATGAAAAGAAACAAAGAGAGTCTACTAGAAATAAAATAAATCAACAGAAAACAACTAAAAAATAATAACTATCTTTGTACAAAGCAAAGAGCAAAATTTTAAATTATGAGTGAAGAACAAAAATCAGGCGAAGGCCTTATAGAACAAGCAGAAGAAACTGTTGTTCAAGAAACAGAAGTAAAATCGGAAGAAGCCTCTACAGAAGAAGAGGTTCCGTCATTTGACCCACAAGCTTTTTCAGAAAGCGATAATATAAGTTCAAGTGAAACAGAAATAGAGCAAAGCGAAGTAAAAGAAGATGAGGATGGAGATTTTGATTGGGGAAGCGTAGAGGTAGAAACGCCTCAAGGCGAAGAGCCAAAACAAGAAGAAGAAGATTGGGATTATGTGCCAGAAAAAGTAAAAGAAAACAAGTCTTCTGGTGATGCCCCTTTTGATTGGCAAGTTTTAGCAAAAGAATTAGATTTAGATGCTAAAGATGAGTCTACTTTTAAAGAAGCTGTAAAGAAAGCAATGTCAACACCTGCACCTAGTAATGATACTATAGAAAATGTGCAAGGGTTTTTAAAACAAAATGACGTTACTTTAGTTGCATCAGATTTAAAAGCTTCTGGTCTTTCAAAAGAAGAAGTTGATGATACTGTAGAAAGATTACAGGATTCAGGTCTTTTAAAAAGAGAGGCTATGATGATAAGAAAAAACTTGCAAAGTTTTATTGCTACAGAAAGAAAGAAAATTAAAAGCGAACAAACAAGAGCAAGACAAGAAAAAGAGCAAGCAAGCTTAAACACAAGAAAATCGTTACAAAGTTACATTAAAAGTAAAGATGATTTTTTTGGTGGAAAAATTGGAAACAACGAAAGAAAAGAATTATATAACTATGTAGTATCAGGTGGTTTTGCTGATGACGTATATAGTAGTGAGGCCAATGTTGCCGACGCTGCTTTTTTATGGAAATACAAAGACAAAATCTTTAAAATGCTACATGGTCAAGGGATGGAGAAAGGCAAAGCCTCTGTAATTAATAAGATTACTAACACAGACCTTGGTAGACGGAGTCGGCAGTCGGATTTTAAACCAAAAACTGGTTTTGACCCTGCTGAGTTCATGAAGTAATGAATAAACAGCGATGCTACTTTATTTGTTGCAATAAATTAAATTATTGTATAACAAATTAAAACTTTAAAAAAATGGCAAAAGTTTATACGGGTACGTATGGAAAAGACACTACTGATGAAACGGCGTTAGTGACCAACCTACTAAAATACCCAGAAATAGGTAAAAAACTTATTCAACAATATCCACGTTTCTCTCTAACATATTTGTTAGAAGCTGCAGGTAGAAATGCTGCAGAAAAAATTATCGGTGATTACTCTTTTGAGTGGAAAATGATGGGAAGATATAGAAAACCATCTTTATCTAATGAAACTCAAACAATGGCTGGTACAAATGCTGGTGATTCATTCACTTGTATTTTAGACCACAGTACTGCTGCTGGAATTTACGGAGATAACTTAAATGTAAATGATGTTGTAAGATTTCCTTCGGGAGCAACTGCAATGGTAACAGACGCTGGAACTCCAGGGGCTGGAACTGGCGACGTATCTAACACTGTTACATTAAGAGCTATCGATTCTGTAACTGACGTATTAGCGGCTGGTGATGTAATTGGTGTTATTGGTAATGCTTTTAATCAAGGTTCATTAGCGTCTGAGGTAGGACAAAACTATGCTTACCCAGATACATACAAGAACTGGTTAACTCTTTCTCGTAAGAAAACAAAAATTATGGGAACTGATTTAACTGATGTTACTTGGATTGAGTCTAATGGTCATAGATTATGGTACTTTACTAAAGAACAACAAATGACTGACCAATTTATGTACGAATTAGAATGTCAAAGATGGTATGGTAAAAAATCTGTAGGAACAGCAGCTAACGCAGCTGATTATCCTGGAGACTCTGGTATAGGCGCTCCTAGCGCATTTACTGCAGGATTACCAATCATGGGTGATGGTCTATTAGCACAAATTGATGGTTCTAACCAAGCAACTTATACTGCTGGTGCATTAACAGAAGAGGACATCGTAAACTTTATTGGAACACTTTCTAAAAATGCTTTATCTGCTGAAGGTAATGTATGGACTGTGTTTACAGGAACTCAAGGAAGAATTGACTTCCATAGAGCTATGAAGGACTTATTAGTTACTTTAGGTTCTGGAACTCCTGTATTTGCTGGTAAAAGCGGAGGTGATGTTGCATTAGGTGCAAACTTCACTGAATATAACATTCTTGGTAACAAGATGATATTAGCTTACTGTCCAGTATTTGATGACCCTAACATGCATAATTCTATTTCTTCTACATTTGATACTTCAAATGAATCAGGAAAAATGGTATTTGTAGACATGGGAATGCAAAATGGTGTTTCTAATGTAGAGTTAATTGCTAAAGGTGCTGAAGGTTTTAACAGAAGTTTTGTTAAAAAATATGTACCTGGTATGGTTAACCCTTATGACTATAACTCGATGATGGCTGCTAATGGTGATGACTTCTTTGAATGTCAAATTCTTTCTGAATCTGGTATTATTCTTAGAAATCCATTATCTTGTGGTATATTATCTAATTCGTAAATTTAATTGATGGCACAGGGAGGCTTGTCCTCCCTTTCCCATCTTAACTTTTAAAAAAATAAAACAATGAATAAATTTTTATATTTCGCAAACAGTACAACTGATGCGGTAATGGTAAATGTAAATCACCTATCAATGATAGATGTTGTAGACGCAGATACAGTTCAATTTTACTTTAGAAGTAATGATGCTACAGACTTCTCTGGCTCAGTGTTAGTTGATATTACATCAGGAAAATGTAAAGAGTTTTTAAAAGCAATAGGTAACGCAATCGTTAATACAAGACGTACTGTTTTAGTTATAGCTGATGATGCTGGT